TATAACTTAGAAACAGGCTATTACCGTAACTGTTCAATTGATGGTTTAACGGTAACTAACCAAGATAATTGGATTGATACAGTCGGTGCGGATTTAGAAGACATTGAAGATTATCGTTTGCGTATTCGTAATGCCTTTAACACTTTGAGCCACTATCACACGGATGGCGTTTACCGTTTTTTGATTGCAAATTTTGCAGGTGTTTCAACTGATATGATTTGGTTTGAACATGAAGCCCCAAGAGGTGCAGGCACGGCTAATGCTTATGTGTTATTTGAATTGGATGCGCCTTCAAATAGTTATATCTCAACCATTAATCGCATGATTTCGAGTGAAGGTTATCACGGCCATGGTGACGATTTACAAGCCTTTGTGATGCCTGAAACCAGCCATTCATTAGTGGCGACTGTGTATTTACCTACGTCATTAATGCAGTCAGAAAAAGACCTGATTTTAACGGGTGTTAATCAATCCATAAATGCGGCTTTTCGTTCAAATTCGGCTTATTTGATGACGCAAACCATGCCTTTTTCACGCTTCTCATTCACCCGCATGGCCAGTGAAATTTATAGAAACTTTCCTGATATTGAAAGCATTGTCTTTAATCAAAACGATATTGTCAGTGAAATGTCTGTGCCGCGCTTGGCCTCTTTAAGCGTAGTGGAGGGTTAGGCATGGCTAAACGATTTGAATTACCCGTTTGGATCCGCGAAGGCAGCGAAGTAAACAAGCTAAGTAATACCTTTGGTGATTTTTGGGACAAAGCAGAAACATGGATTAAGACCCCTTTAAACCAAAGGGATGCTGAAACCTGCCATGTATTTATTCTGCAATTGCTGGCCTACCAAAGTGACATAGACAGATTTGCAGATGAGCCCGACGACCTGTTTAGAAAGCGCGTTAAGTTCGCGGTAAAGAATGCCAGAGATGCAGGCAGTAAGAACGGATTCAAATCCATATTAGAGCGCTTTGATATTCCGTTATATGGCCAGATAGAGCGGGACCCAGAAAAAGAATGGGATGTAATAACGCTTTGGTTAGCTGATTCGACTTTGACGCAAAATCCAGAGCTTGGGCAATACATTATCAGGCATTACGGCAGAACATGCCGCCGCTATGAATTCTTGGTGGTTGATGGATTAGAAACCATAACAGTCGCAGGCCAAGTGGCCAGTGTTGAAAGGTCTGTTCACGAGGTTTTAAAACAACCTGATTGGGTCTTTGAAGATGACACTTACGCTTTTAAAACGGGCATAAAGTCTGCCCAAGTGGAACGCTCTGTTCACCAAACCAAAACACAAGAGTATGTATTTAGTGATCAAGTGAATGCAGCTTATTTAGGCTTCTCGAGTATCTCAATTGAGCGAAGCCAAGACATGATTAAAACAGCTTAGGATAAGACTATGACAGACATTATTAGCGGTACTGTGACAGATGCGGGGGCCAGATACATTGCCAAAAAAGCCGCTATTTTAGAGCCTGTTGTTATCAGCCATTTTATTTTAGCCAATGTACCTGGTGTTGATGAAAATACCGATGCCAGCCCAAGTGCAGGTATCCCATCTTCTAGTTATTTAGTGGGAGGCAACATTGAAGCGCCTGTTCCTCATTATAACGATGATAACGCGGTGACCTATTCGCTTGTACTTGATAGTTCTGTGGGCGATTACGATTTTAACTATTACGGGGCGGTAACAGATACGGGCATTTTATTAGCTTATTCCTATATCCCATTAAATAAAAAACGCCAAGGCATAGGGCAGGTGATCAACCGGAACCTAGTTGTTCCCTTTACCAATGCCAAACAATTAACGGGTGCAGAACTACCGCTTGAAAGTTGGCAGTTTGATTATGAAAAAGACATGGAAGCGATACGCATTAGCACACTTCAAAACAGTGTGGCAGCTATCTCTGCGTTAAATAGCACAATGAAAAATCATGAAAGATTATTGAAATTAGAAGGTGAATTATGAGCGAAATAGTCGAAGCAATTAGTGCCTTGGGGACAGCAACCGAACAGCTAAAAGATGCTAAAGAGTCGTTTGAAGATGTAAGGCAAGATGCTGATCAGGCCATTAATGATGTGAATAATAATTTTACAGAGAAGGCGGCATCTTTAACGATTGTGGCAACTGACGGTTATCGTAAAGCCATTGAAGATGCTAGTGGTGGTCGTAATACCGTTATTTACGATGCACAAGGTAATCCAAATATTATGGTTCGTATTCCACGTTTTAACTGTGAAGACATAAACGATGCAGTGTTAGCGGCAACGGGTGTGGATATGCAACTGGGAACGGGCACACACCCTGCGTTTAAAACTAATGGGGTTGATCGTGGTGAAATATTAGTGGCTAAATATTTGGCTTCAAGCGGTGACAACGGCGGGTGTTCAGTAATAGGTGGTGTTCAGCCTAAAACCTCGGTTGATTATGATTCCTCAAAACTGCTTTGTAGTCAAAAAGGTGATGGTTGGCACATGATGTCAGTACATGAGTGGGCAGCTATTGCGCTCTGGTCTCTAGCTAATGGAACCGTTCCCCGTGGTAATACGAATTATGGGCGTGCCCATGATGCTAAGTGGGAAACAGCGGTGCGCTCAGATGGCGGGTTGCCTGGAGACACTTCGGGTACTGCACGAAGCGATACAGGTTCAGGACCAAATGCATGGGCACACGATCATGGAGCCTTCGGTGTTCAAGATCTTGTCGGCAGTGTGTGGGAATGGCTTGATCAAATGAAACTTGAAGAAGGACAGGTAGTTGCAACACTAGATAATGAACCTTCGATTATCGAAGAAGATTGGTACCGCCACGCGGCACATTTTGACTCAACATCAAACGCGACAGAGGGTAGTAACGTTGGATCGCCTATCTTAAATTCGAGTATTACAAATCGCAATGGCTCAATTGGCGATGATAGCCATAATGCCTATGTTTATAACAGTCTAATTTCGTCTATTGCAAAAGATGTAAGCTATATAGAAAGTGAAAACATGCGCCGCTTGTTGATTGAGGTCGCAGGTGCTTCTGGGCCATCTGGCGCAGTATATACTCGAAACTACGGAACCCGTTTCCCGCTGCGTGGTGGCAGTTGGGACCACGGTTCGTCTGCAGGATTGGGCGCGCTCAATCTGTACTATGCTCGTTCGATTACGAGTTCGAGAATCGGGTTTCGCCCCGCTTTTTTTGTGTAGTTGGGTTTGATTTTTAAAAGGAATATCTATGAATACTTATATTTTTAATGGTCAATTTCACTCTGATTTCACAGATTCATACATGCTTGCACTGGGTATGAATGAAGCGCAAATAGAATCGGTTATAAATCAAAAAGCCTTTGAGCTATCTCAGAATGTTGATAAGCGTCAAACCGCATACAAAGCTGAATCAGATGATTTTTTTCTCGAAGCAATTCGAAAAGATGCTGAGGGTGATACCGAGGGTGCTGAATTAGCACGTGTGTCAGGGCTAGCTGCAGTTGAACAAATCAAAGCCCGATACCCGCTGGCTGATGCATGATAACCCTTGTTTTAAACGACACTAAAATTACAGGTTACGGCCAAAAGGTCACCTGTGAGTTGGCTTTGCCGGATGAAGATTTGTCTGGCCAAAGTTCATCCTCAGCGGTGGCTGAAAAAGGTTTCAAACCTAAGCGTTTACGAGTGTCGTTAAATATCAAATATGAGAATGTATCTGAACTCTCTGAAATCGTTTTGCTAAGCACGGCAACGGATGAGGCCAAAGGTACTCGCAAGGTTTACAACATTGAAAACCAAACGGCTAAAGCCTTTTCAGTGCGTCAGGTGCGGTTTACTGAAAGAGTATCCGCACAAGAATTAGATGATACACAGGCTTGGTCTGTGTCGTTTGTATTGGTTGAGCACTTATCTATTCCAGAAAAAGTAGAAGCCTTAAGCATTGCGAATAATGAACCCACTGTGGCGCCTGTTGATAATGCCGTGGTGTCTGAATCTTCAAGTGCTACGAATGAGCCCAAAAGCTGGGTTGAAAAGGTAGTGACTTATTTAGATACAGCTTTAGCTGATGAGGGCACGGCCCAAGATGAAATATGAATTTATACTCAAGGTTAATGGTGAGCGGGTAAGCCTTGTTTCACATGATATCGCGCTTGA